CTATGGCTAGTGGATCAAAACTATTAGAAGAACCATGATGGCCTTGACTATAAACAGTATTCATCAATATAGAGGCGGGGGTTGGCATGTTATTTCACTCCTTGTTTACGTGCTTCAATCAGTCGCTGCTTAGGATCCATCTTCATCAAGTCTTCGTTAGATGATTTACCACCAGTAGATGAACCTTTTGCTCCACCACCAGAATTCTGTGATGCTGCTATATAGTTCTTACCAACGTCACCTTGAGACCATTCAGAAACAAAACTAATAATGTCCTTGTCTCCAATTTTAACGTTGTTGTCTACTTCGTCAATGTCAATCTTGTTTTCAGAACGAATAAGTGCACGAATAGCTGGCATGTGCTCTTTAGCAATGTTTGCTTTTTGTAATGCTTCATCTAAACTAGACTTGATACTATTATTTTTCTTATCGGTTTTAAGAGAAGTATTTTCTGTAACCAAGGTCTCGTTTTCTTTTTTGAGTTTGGCTGTTTCTTTCTCAATAGCCTTACTTACATCGTTTTCACCTAGCTCTTCCATTTTAGCTTCAATTTCTTCAGCTCTGGTTGTTGCTTTGTCTCGCTCTTTTTTCAATTTTCCATTAGAACCAATCAATTCAAAGTTCTTGTTCTTTAAACTTTCAAACTGTTCATTCTCTTGGACCAATTGATCTAAAAGCTTTTTGCCATTAGCATCTTCTTGCAAGAATTTTTTTACTTCTTCGATTTCCATTTGTTTTCTCCTAGGGGTTTAGTTATCGTATTTTTGCTTCAGCTCTTTGAGCGTTAGCGGATTACCTGATTGGTCTAGCAACTGACGGAGTGTAATCTTACCATCATTATATAGTTTTGCTTTACCTTTACCAAGTACTTCTTCAGAAAAATTATTACCCTTTTTCTTCAGGAAGTCAGAAAATGTTGTGCTTGCTGGAACTTGTCCGTCTGGAGATGCTCTTGTTGCGTCATCAGGTAAATCAACTCCACGCAATTCTGTTATTAGTGTGCTTCTACAATTCCAATGTATTGGTGGCACCTGGAATGCAAGATTATGACCTATTGGTTTCTTGGTCTTGGCATCCCATCTTTTCCCGTCTCTGACAATGCAAACATCAGAGGTTCTTCCGTCCAAGGTTGAAACGTATAGATATGATTTTATGATACTGTGATTAGCTTCCATAACTTCAAAACGAGCATTGTTTGCTGCAGATTGCACAGAAGATCTAACTAAAGCCTCGGCGTCATTTCTTGCTGAGTTCATTATGCCATTAGTGTAACCAAAAGCACGTGTGCCACGAACTCTTCTTATCAACCTATCGTTTGATTCACCGAGCAGTATGCCGGTACGCATCTGGTCAGAGAATCTTTCGTTTAATTTGTTTGATTGCCTGGACCACCATTCTTCACTAGGCGCACCTGCTATCAAAGAAGATTGAATGGAATCAACAACACTCTTTACAGTTACCTTGACAGAAGCTATCTCTGCCGCGCCAGCCAATATGGTCTCAAATGATTTTGCTTCAACTTTACCAAAGTCTAGCATTTCTTTTGATACTTCTTTATCAATTATTCTATATGTATTGTTGATCGACTTTCTTACTTCGTCCAATAACGACTGTAAGCGCCTTTGAGTAAATGATTCTTTGTCGGTTATTCTATTGACAATGTCATTCTCTAATTTCTTTAGGATTGTCAATACTTTTTTTCTAACTGAGGCATCGTATCTTAGACTCTGCAACTGCCTTTCAGTTAGATCTTCAAATATCTTGTCGTTCGGGTCCATCTTGTCCTCCAAACGAACCAGGACCTTCGATCTCTAAGTCGGCCTTGATATCTTCTGCTGTTCTTTCGCTGTCAATTATTTCGCCGCGTTGGAAGTTATCAACAAGATCATTAAAAGATATTGCTTGAGATTGCCAAGCCTGTAACAAGGCAACAATTTCTTGTGGCTGCATTTTGATAGGAATAAAGTCTTTATTGATCTTGTATTCAATATCACCAGTAATGGATTCCCAATCTGAAAGAATTTTAAGTGCTTGTGTGACACCATCTGCGATTGCTTGCGCTATTGAAGCCAGTGCACTATTTTCACCTTGGCGTTTAATGATATGTGACTCTGCTGTTTCAGCCATTGCTTTTTCATTAGCAAGCATCCTTGCACCTAAGGTAGCCATTTGTTGTTCTTTTTTGTCAAGTCGTTTTTCTAATGCATCAAGTCCACTTCCTGCAAACTCAAGATATTTAGCATCTGCTTCAGCCTCACTAAAGACCCATGCAGTTGATGAACCAATTTTAAGTGTCTCACCTTCTGCCAATGAATGACCAGTAACTACTGCCGTAGGTAATCCTGTGAAGTGTGCACCATGTTCAAGATCTGCCGTAGTCTTGTAGTGAGATATATTAACATTCAGCAAATCAATAATTGGTGACTTCTGCATTTCAATCTCATTACCTTTGGCAGTGATTGGCACAAAAGGAATCTCGTTGATATAACTACCACCCTTTAGAGGATATTTTTCGTCAACCACGACATACAGGTTTTCCTGCTCGTCATTTGCCTTATAGACACGTTGGCGGTAGTTACCCTCGTTTAGATCCAAGACACGATAAATAAGTTCAATGTCTAGATCAAATTCGTCTTTGTCGCTTTGAACAGTTTCGTATTCACGTAGAACTACACGGGATAAAACCTTTTGGTTGTTGACAACAGTTGTTTGCCAATTGATTATATCTTCAGCTCTGTATTTTACAAAGAATGCTCGTTGATTTTGTCGTTGCGCATCTGCCTGTGTGATAACACCTTCTTTAAATTCAGGATATTCAATCAAAAGGCCGTAACGACCTACAGTTAGGACTTCATCGGCAATATCTTCAACAAATACATCGATATGATTACCTTTTAAATCGATGTTGTTTACAATATTCTCCAAAGATGCAGGATAAGATATCACAGGATCTTTACGGAATAGCAAACCTGACATAGCATCTACTGTTCGCTGGGTCGCGTTATAAAATAATGTTCTAGAAACATATCCTTGGTATTCCTTGTCAGTTTGGCCTGACAACTTAGGCAAATACAAAGGTCCTTCAAGATGAATTTTCTCTTGGCCTTCAACAACATCGCGACATTTTTTCCAAATATCCTCTTGGTGTTCATATTCAATATGTTTCGTATTTACTGGCATAACTAAAGGAAATCCTAATTTATATTACCTAACCTATACTAAAATAGAGAATATGTAAAATTTTATTATAGTCCTGTGAGATTTGTTGTTTGCAACCCTCTTGAGATGATAGGAAACTCCATGTGGATTAGATACCCCAAGGCGTCAGTCATGTGATCTAATCCTAATTTCTTGTCAATTTGTGACGTATTATCTTTATAAGTCAAACCATTAAGGCATTTGATTGTCTTTTTACAATTAGGATTCACATAATAACGCCTATGGCCCTTAGCATTCTCACATAAAGCGTTAACTTCATTAACCCTATCAACAATAGGTGGAGCCTTGTTCGGTGCTATAATATCGAAGCCATAAGATTTAATAATTGAAAAGTCTGTTCTTCCTACAGGAGCAGATGTTTTTCTTGCTTTACCTGAAGGATCAGGATAGACTTTAATCTTTCTGTCACCATATCTCTTTTTCAGTTCTTCACACATCTCTTCAGTATTACCATTCAGTATCTCTATCTCATCAAACTGATGGAATTGATCTGCAACCCTTGTTCCAATAACTGCTGACATAGGACATACGTTGAAATCCATGCCAACCATAATTTCTTTGTCACCATAATCATCAACGCCTTTGTCAATGTTTTCCAAATGGTTGAATGATGAATAGACAGTATTAGATAGAGTCTCGAATGATGCGTTGAATTCTTGGTCATATTGCTTTTTAGATAGGGTGTTCTTAGCATAACTCAACTCGTCTTTTGTTACGTTGCCACCCTCAGCCGTTGTGTATGAATAAGACATCCAACCTTTGTTATGCAATCCATACATATAGAGATCATAAAACCAGTTGAATCCTTTTGGTGTTCCAATAAATAATGCTGAACCTTGCTTGTCAGTCAATGCAGGATAGATTACCTTATACCATGTGTCATCAGTAATATCTGCTGCCTCATCAAACACCACAAAATCCAAACCTTTACCACGTAATGAATCAGGATTGTCTGCACCCTTAAGTACAATTTTTGATTTAAAACCTTTAATAGTGATTGATAGCTCTGATTCATTCTTCTTAGCTATCATTTCTGGTGGTATTGATTCTTTCAACTCTTCCCAAACCAATTCTTTGGCCATACGATAGGTTGGTGCAATATACCATACAAGTTTCTTTGTTCCTGATTGAGCCTCGTATAGGCATTCTGTGACACCAAGAACAGTTTTACCAAAGCGTCTGCCAGCAACAACAACTCTGAAACGTGCTTTTGATAGGAATATTCGCCTTTGTGGCCGTGTCAGGTTTCTTAAATCATAACCAGGATGGTGAGAACGTTTGTGCTCAAGTAAGTTTCTACGAATGTTCTTTTTCGTTAATACCTTTTTTCTTACTTTGTCTGCCATGTCTATAAATCATCTAAATCATCATCCCATTCATAGTCATCACCTAGTTCCTCTTTAAAGTCTTTCGCCAATATGCCGCGAGAAGGAACAAAAGGTGGAATGATATGAACTTCAGTATCGATGTCAATAGCCATTGGTTGTTTACAATGAACATAAGGTGCGGCGGCCTTTGCTGCCTCAAGACGAATACCAACAGTAATATCCTTCTTGTTCATAATAGATAGCATGAATTCTAAAGGATTCTTATGGTCCTTTTCTTTCAATTTTCTCAACGTATCCTTAGCCGTGTCAAATTGTTTCTGACGACTAGATTCACGTTTTCTATTTTTACCTTCTTCACTAAACATGGTCTCATCCTATAACGCGTAGAATTTATTGTAAATGTGTTTTATTTTGTCTAGTTCTGGATGATTTCTGATCCACATGCCAGTACAAGGATCAAATTTCTTAGCGAAGAAGTCATCAAGGTGTGGTTTTCCAGTATCCATGAGTGTTTCAATAAGATTTGCCTCTTCATCGAACACACGGTCTTTAACAATTGAATCATTTTCAAACTCGTATGCGTATGCCCAAACAGAGACATTTATTCTACGCCGTCTTTCTATTTCCACGTCTGCACCCCAAGTTTTTATTGTGCTCTTTTGGTGGTTAGTACTTCTAAAATCCTGCCGGTTTAGTTTACGTTCTTTTTTGGTTAACTTTTTGGTCATTACAAGCCTACTTTCTTTAGGGTTATGTAGCGGCACATGCTATAATTACAAACTGCTTTTTGTTGTAATTTTGTGGCCATGCAGCCAGGTTTAAAAAACTTAAAAAATTACAAATTACAAACTCCCCGGGTTACTTATATATAATAGAAAAAATATTTGTAGTTTTTTTATTTTTCCAATATATATCTAACAATTGGTTGTAATATTGTAATATTGTAATTAAATTATTCAGAAACATAGACCCACCTTAACAAAATGGCATTCAAAACTGAATTACAAACTACACCAATGTTTGTAATTTCTGTATATGGTTTGTAATTAAATATCGTCTGCATATACGTCTCCACACTTAAGATTGGCCCTAGCCTCTGCATTGGACATTGGGTTTTGTACCCATAACCTCCTTGTCTTACCATCTACAAACACCGGTTTAGCCATTAAACTATAGCCAAGTTTCTTTAAAATCTTATTTTTTGACATGTTTGTTAACTCCAGGTGTGGATACTCAAATAGCACATCATCAAATAGTTCGTTTGAGGATATCACCATTTTATTATAATATTCACCACCATGTTCAATCAGTTCACGCGTTTCCATGTATCCATCAATGCTATTTTCCTCTGTCGTTATCATTAGGTTCTTATAGGTAGTATTAGGTGCTTGATACATATTCTTGAATTCATCACTAATAGGGTATTCGAGCATATATTTCCTAATCTCATCTCCGTTCATCCTTAACAAATCAAATAACTCACTGAAATACTTCTCATAAGTTTTACCTACATAAGCACTAAATGACTCTTTAGATTGAAAAGGAATAAATATTACAAAGTATCGTCTATCATCTAATGTCAAAGGCAATGCGTCTCTGTGATTAGAAAACAAAATATAGTTAGTGACATTTTTTGCCTGATACTGATCTATTTTCTTTTGTTCAATCTGAATATAATCCTCAGTGATAAGTGCTTTCATCTTGTTATGCGCGTGATATCTATTTTCACCTACTTGTCGAACTTCCTCAATAATGCTGATGATAGATCCTGTTGCCCATAGGTTGAATTTACCCGTTAATGAATCTGATGAAACAATACCTACATTCCTAAAACCTAAGCATTCTCGCATTAAGCTACTTACAAATGATTTACCATAACCTTCTATACTCTGGATAAAAGGGGCCCATAAGATCTTCTTGCCAGGATATTGGACACTATGCGCTATATATTGCATTAAAATGTCTGCATACTCCTGATTGCCAGTAATAATTCTAAAATGCTCTTCAACTTTTCTAATTGCCTTTCTACCTTCTTTGGTGTAATTCTCTGCTTCGTCTGGAACTGAGAATTTATTGAAAGTATTAAGAACCTTTAGTCCTGCATGGGTGCAAACATCAGAGTCAATATGTGGCAAATACATCATCATATCTACCTGCTCAATAAAACCTCTGTCTGACACATACTTATAAGCAGATGGCTTTGTTCCGCTTTCTGACATAGGTACGTACTTGCCGCAAGATAGATTAAAACTCTCTACTTTTTCTGATGTCAATTTTTCCTTATTAACAAATGAGTTATGCGAGTTAACATAGATATACTTATCACACCATTCAGGTGCTTTTGGTTGATCGATCAATGATAGATTAGATTCTACGTAGGTTAGATTTCCCCTTATGTAGGAGATAGAAGTCTTGACGCCATTATCTTTATACCATTGTGACACGGCGCTAGCAATTTTATCTCTGTCAATAGGACTAAGCTTCATCTTCTGTACTTTAGGATAGATATCGCTTTTTAGGTCACTATCATCAGGACCTTTAATTTTCTTGATCTTCTCTACTATTTCATTGATCTCAGTATTAGTCTTGTGGATGTCTGACCTTTTAGCAAGATAGATCAATGTGCCTAAGCTAATACCTGCATCGCTAGTAAAGCTAGACCATTTGTATTCAGTTAAACCTTTTTCGTATGTCTCTCCGTCTTTCGACCAATCTTCCCATAACTTGAGTCCATCTTGTGGATCCCAATCGTGTAATGCTTGACCAACTTTTACCCAAGTATCGTGGTCCATATTGCTATCTAATTTATTGAGGAATTCTATTACTGTTTCCTCATCCCAATTAGCAGAGTTACCAATGAGACCTTCAAAGTCTCCCATGTCATCATCGTCACTTTTGTCTTTAGCTTTATAGTGCAATAATTCTAATAAAGATTCAGGTGCGTCATGTTCAACAAAGCTTTCAAATAACTCATCTGCCCATCGGTACCCACCATCTTCTGTGACGCAACCAGAAATAAGGACATAAGCACCAATGCTTAGGAAGTCAATACCTGGATATCTGTCATTTATCTTTTTACGGAACTTCTTAGACTGCCAATAATCCGGAACAGATAGGTAGCAATGGAATCCACCTCTCGGGGTGTGGACTGTAGGTTCAATCTTGAAACCAATATCTTTTTGCAATCTCTTTAATGAAGCATCTCCGCCGTGTCTTGGATCGACGTCAATGATTAGGTTCTCTTTACCAATTCTCCAACCAAGGTTATCTTGATGGGCTAGTATTTCTTTTCTTGTATATTCCTTTGTAGTCCACTTTTTGTCTTTTGGTGTTTTATATTTTAAAGGAAATAAATCCTTATCTTCATGTAGGTACTGTTTTACTATACTTGGCACAGGGGTTTCTCCTTGTTAATAACTTATTTTCTAAGGTAGTCACTGACTGACTTTAGAACATTATAAGTATAATTGCCCTTATCTCCATTTTGTAGCTTTTTAAGAGTAGGATATGAAACATCAATAATCGTCGAGATTACGTATAACTTCTTGTCTTTTAACCCTTCTTCAATTTCTTCTAGTGTCATTATATTGTCGATCATTTTAGTCTTCTCCTTGTTTTTTGTTATTAACAACATAATTAGAACCAATTTTTTTGTAAAATACAATTTACATATACAAAAATATAATTTATGCTTACATAGGATCGAATATAAAACAAGGAGACAAACATGAGCAAACGAGAACACATCTTTATTCCACCTGATAACACAGAAAATATTAAAATCCATTACAGAATATATGAGTTGACACATTTATTGCTTGTTTGCTATATGGGTAAAGATATACCGTCTGACACTCTAGTTAACAGAACAAAAATTATACTTAAGGATACTAGAGATTCTAAAAGCACAAAAATACAGCAACTACGAAATCATTTACAAAATATATTGAATAAAGCTATTGAGCCAAAATTGGTTATAGACAATAGCCTTTTTCACGAAATTCAACGTGTGTTAAAACCATATTACATGCAGAATAGGCCTGAGCCAGCCTGAATGGTTCAATTTAACAATGACAACCAAAGGAGAAAATAATGTCATTAGAAGATCGTATTGAAGAACTAACCAAAGCAGTAGTCACATTAACTAAGACTGTTGCCAAAGGATCTACCGGCAAAGTTGCAGCATCTGACACAGTAGACGAAGATGATGACGAAGATGAAGAAGAGGAAGCACCTAAGCCAACTCGCCGTCGTCGTAAAACTGCAGAAGCAACAGAAGAAAAGCCAACGCGTCGTTCTCGTAAAGCTAAAGAACCAGAGCCTGAAGATGATGACGAAGATGAAGATGATGACGAAGATGAAGACGAGGATGCAATTACAGAAAAGTCTGTTAAAGCTCTTGCAAAAGAGAAAATGGATGATGATGCAATTACTCGTGCAGAAATCAAAAAGCTTGTGCAAAAACTAGGCGGAGAATCTATTCCAGATCTTGATGCTAAAGCACTAAAACGTCTACACACAAAGCTTTCGTCCCTGTAAAGCGTAACCACTTATGGGAGGATCTTAGGGTCCTCCCTACTTTTTCAACAGGAGGGGCAAATGAAAGTTAGAATAAAACAGGTTCCAAACATAGAACCAGACGCTAACGGTGAATGGATTGAAGTAGAAATTGAACAAATGCCAATAGGTAGATTCCATGACAAGTTTAACTTCTTAGACAGCCTGTGTGCGCAAGACCACCACGCTGTAGATTATGATTTAATCAAATGACCCCAGAACAGAAAATAACAAAAGTAGTAGACATCCTTAGAGAGCATAACAAGAATGAGGGTGAAGGTTCAAAACTCAGAGAAGCAGAACACCTTTGCATGGAAATAAGGCAAAACCTAGGTAATGCACAACTTGTACCTGGAAGAAGAAAAGGCGAGTATTGGGGTGAATACCATAAAAGGATGAAATTAGAAAGGGAACAGAATGCGTGACAAATTAACAGGACAATCAATTGACTTTATTATAATAGCCGACGAAGAACCTTGTGAGGAATGTGGAGAACCATTACTTGGCGAAGATGGCTTTTGTATTGAATGTGGATATCCTGAGTTCCACGACGAAAAGATGCCTGCTTGGAATAATAGTTTAGATATACAAGAGGAAATACAATGAAAAAATTGCTAACCTTTAAGTGCCAAAATAATGGTATTTTGTTTTGTTTTGTTTTAACCCTATAATGATTGCTTCCATATCCGGGGTACCACCAAAGGATGGTTTTATAGAAATTAGATTTTTAATTTCTGATAAAGAACAACTCAGTATTCGTATAGAGTATGAATACCATACAGCTATAAAAAGATGGGAAAAAGTACTATGACACAACATGCAAAGCTATCAGCATCAGGATCTGCAAGATGGATCAATTGCCCTGGTTCAATAAAGGCGTCTGAAGATTACCCTAGGACATCAAACTCTTTTGCTGATGAAGGCACATTAGCACACGACCTGGCAGAGTATTGTATTACAAATTTCTGTGAACCTGAAGATTGTATTGGCAAAACATTAAAGCAACTAGGGTTTACAAACTCAAGTTTTGCACAAAATCACCAAATAGAAAAGGAGATGGCTAATTATGTTCAAGAGTATATTAGCTATGTATTGTCACACGAAACAATTGATTCTAAAACTTACATCGAAGAACAGGTTAGATTTGATAATGTGGTGCCTGATGGCTTTGGGACTAGTGATGCTATTATTATATCCCCGTCTACTCGTATTTGTCATATTTTCGATTTAAAGTATGGTAAAGGTGTAAGAGTAGATTCTTATGAAAATACCCAAGGTCAGATGTATGCGTTAGGTGTCTTGAATGAGTTTGGCTTTTTAGATATGTTTGATTCAATTAGAATCCACATTGTGCAACCGAGAATGTATAACTTCAGCTATTGGGATATAAGCAAAGAAGACTTAATAAAATTTGGTAAGTTTGTTTCTGAACGTGCAAAATTGGCACTAACAGATGACGCACCTAGGATTGCAGGCAATAAACAATGTGAATGGTGTCCAGCAAAAGGTGATTGTAAAGCATTAGCTAATTTCACTGAAACCATTATCATGGCAGACTTTGAAAGCCTTGAATATGAAGACCCACAAAAGCTAACAGACCAAGATAGAAAACTAATACTAGATAACGCAAAACTTATCAAAGATTTTATAAAGGAAGTAGAAACCGATTGTTATTCTAGGGCTTTGGCAGGTGACAAGATAGGAGGTTACAAGCTTGTAGAAGGCAGATCAAATAGGAAATGGAAAGAAGGTGCTGAAGTTAAACTCAAAAAACTACTTAAAGGTAATGCATTCAAGAAAAGCCTAATAGGATTGACTGAAGCAAAACCTTTAATAGGTGAAGATATGATAAACGAATTAACTATAAAGCCGGAGGCTCCTTTAGCACTCGTTCCTGAAAACCATAAAGGAAAAGAAGTATTTGTAGAATCCGTGGAGGATGACTTCGATGAGCTTTGAAATAAATAATAAAGGATACACAGACACTTGTATAGAACATCATCGTTGGCTAAATGGTGACCATATTATAGATTTGCCTATGAAACACTTAGAGGGTGCTATTTCGTATTTAGAATTCAACCCACAGATTTACCGCAGTGAATGTCTTAAAAAACTACTAATGGATGAATTTAAGGATAGGCTAAATAGTTAAAGATTATTCGGGATAACATTGTACAATAGATACGAAACATGATTTAAATGATGTCAATAGGTTTGGCACCCTATTCTGATGAGTTAGCCAATAAAAAGTTGAAAGGATGAAATTATGTCAACTAAAGACCAACCAAATCCATATAATATCAGATTAGAGAATGTGCGTTTATCATTTCCTAATTTATACAAGAAGTCTTCATATCTTGGTGAGACAACTGCTAATTCAAAGTATGGAGCAACCTTCTTAATACCTAAATCTGATCGTAGAACCAAAAAGAAAATTGATGCTATGATGGAAAAGCTTATTAAGGAGAAAAAACTAGGTAAAGTAAAATCTGACAAATACTGCATCAAAGATGGAGATGACTCAGAATATGATAACTTTATCGACAACTGGTCAATCAAAGCAACCAATAAAAAACGACCAAAGACTATTGATCGTAAGAGAGAACAAGTTGACGAAGAAGATGAACTGTTCTATGCTGGTTGTTATGTCAACGCTGTAATCCAATTCTGGGCACAAGACAATAAGTATGGCAAACGTGTCAATGCTAATTTGCTTGGTGTGCAGTTTGTAAAAGATGGCGAAGCATTTGGTAACCAAGGTATTGATGTTGACGAAGAATTTGATGACATTGACGAAGATGATTTCGATGATGAATTCGATGATGAGTTCGATGACCTATAAATCTAAGAAATTACTTACACTCGACTGTGAGGTCTATCCAAACTATTTTCTTGCAGCTTTCAAGAGATTAGACAATGGTAAGGTCTATACAGTCGAGTGCGTAGGTGATGATGAATTCTTAAGTAAGGAGTTAATCATAAAGTTGAGAAACATTATGGCTTACTTCAATACTTTTGGTTTCAATAGTAAGAACTATGACTTGCTCATTATTCGCTATGCGTTAATGGGCAAGTCATGTCATCAAATATTTGAACTGTCAAACAATATCATCAAGAATGGGCTAAAAGATTGGCAGACATACAAGCAGTATAATATGAGATACCATCAAAACATTGACCATTTTGATTTGATGGAAATAGCACCTGGCGTTAGAGTTGGTTTAAAACTCTATGGCGGCAGAATGCATTCTAAAAAATTGCAAGATCTACCTATCGAGCCTGGAACTACACTTTCTAAAGCTCAAACTATACAAATCAAGCACTATTGTATAAATGACCTTGACACAAACATAGACTTATACACCAAAATCAAAGACAGAGTTGATCTACGTGTCAAAATGTCTGAAGAATATGGCGGCGCAGTCATATCAAAATCTGATGCTCAAATAGCAGAAGTAGTAATTAAAAGCGATTTAGAATCAAAACACGGCATTACCGCAAAAAGGCCAACTATAGGAACAGGAAAGACATTTAGGTATAACGTTCCTGATTTTGTTGAATTTAAAACTAAGCAACTGCAGAATGTTTTGTCTATTATAGAAAATCATGAATTCAAGATGAATGCCAAAGGTTCTATTGAACTGCCAAAAGAATTGTCAAGCCTTAAACTAAAAATTGGCTCAACCAAATACAAGATTGGTGTCGGCGGAATACATAGCCAAGAAAAGAAACAAGCAATAGTACCAGATGCCAACCAGTTGCTAATAGACAAGGACGTGGCGGCATACTATCCTTATATTATATTGAACCTTAAACTATCTCCAAAGCATCTAGGAAACAAGTTTTTAGAAGTCTATAAATCAATTGTGGAAAAACGTATTAAGGCTAAAAAAGAAAAAAACAAAGTTGTAAACGAATCTTTGAAAATTGTAATCAACGGATCTTTCGGAAAACTTGGCAATAAGTACTCTTGCTTGTATTCTCCAGATCTAATGATGACAGTGACAATCACAGGCCAGTTATGCCTATTGATGGTTATTGAAGATCTACAGCTAAACGGAATTGATGTTGTTTCTGCGAACACAGACGGTTTTGTGTCCTTAATAGAGAAATGGCAATATGGTACCTACGAGGATATATGCGAAAAATGGCAAGAGCTAACAGGTTTTGTCTTAGAAGAAAATAGATACAAAGCACTTTATAGCAGAGATGTTAACAACTATTTAGCCATTACAGAATCATCATCTAAAGGTAAAGGCATTTTCACGC